GGTTATATTGAAGTGACGACAAGGTATTTGGAGCATATCCTTGTCTACAGAAGATACAATGGTAGTAGGGCCGCACCTAGTTGCCTCCATTGCGATTAGATCATCGGCTTCTTCGCCATCACTAACTATAGCATTAAAGTTATCTACTAGATATTCCCTTGCTTTAGGCAGATCAACTGGCTTAGGGCTCTGCTTTCTGACTTCTTTATAGGGGTAGGACTTAGCTACTTTATATCTAAAGTTCCCAGAGCCAGTTAGGTAAACTTGGTATGACCCACTCTCTGGAGACCTTACGGTTTTATCAATGATAAACTTCATATTTTTATCTATGTGACGAGCTATTTTATCATTGCCAGCCGCCCAGAACTTGTAACCCTCTACAAACTTTTCGTGGTGCTCTTGTTTGTATTTGTAGAGCTTTAAGTCTGTTGAGAAAGCCACGACCTCTTTAAAGTAATTACTCTCTAAAGAGGCCGCTGCCTTATAAGCCACAATGTCTCCATCAATTAAGACTTTGCCGCTTTCCATTAAAACCCTCCAAACACCATTTGACCATCATCCTTTTCAAAGGCAACATCTTCCACATAAGTAAAACCGATAGACCTAGTGAAATCTCCATATGCTTGACCTAAGCTGTAAAGATCGTCTATGTCACTTCTGACCATAGTTATACTACCAGTAAAACCATCTTCCTCTTTATCGTTGTTTACAGTCATTATGAGTTCCATTAGAAAACACTCCGATCATCTGCGATGCTTTCATAGACCAAATGTTCAACAACAGAGACCTTTTCAAGTTGGGTGATCTTTCCTTCCCAAACATCTAGCTTTGCGATAACCTTTGACCCATTGCCAATGAGGCCATCGGTTTCCCAGTTCCAAGGTACATGATCTTCCCCAACCTTCTTGAACATTGCGGGTGGCCCAACAACCACTCCCTGTTCTCCCGTATCCAGATTCTTAAACTTAGGGTTGAAGTGTGGTCGAGTCGCTTTGTAGAACATACGACCTTCTTTATTTGTTTTAAATAGTTGAGCCTGTAGACCTTTGTTTGGAACACCATCAGAAATCATCTTTTTCTTGGTTTCCTCTGTGAGCATTAGGTTGGCAACATATATCCCTTGCTTTGCTTGAATATTGGCTGCAAAGTCAGAGCCATCATTTGGCCCCATGTCACGATCTTCCTCCCGGAGTTTAGCCCACTCAATTTCACACTCTACTACTACTGTCTTTCCCATTTGAATTTCCTCTCATTCGGGTGTCCGTACTATATTATATAGACCCATTTCGCATTTCCACAACCAAAAATATTATTTATTTAGTGTATGTCTGCGTAGGTCTTTCCAAACTGTACATCAGTACCTAGTGGTACATTTAGTTTTACTTTGTCATTTAGTTTAACTGCTGCACTGTGCATGATCTTCTCTACATCACCCTCTTCTCCCTCCTTAACAAGAGCAATAATCTCATCGTGAAACTGCCCAATAGATTTAATTCCCTCAGCCCTGCATAGCGACACCCAAGTGTCAAAACAGAACACTCCCGTACTTTGATTGAGTGTACTGAAACGATCCTTGTCGCTGCGTAAACTATACCAGAAGCCTGACACTGGGTTCTTAAGCCACATACCTTCAAATAGCTCACGAACCCGTAGGTTCTTTGCCACACGCTCAATAGCCCAGTTACGAGACCAGAAAGCCTCCAATAGCGTCTTAGCCTCACCCTTGGTCATACCTGTCTCACGGGCCAGCTTAGGCGCTCCTACACCGTATGTAGCACTATAGTTAACCACCTTGTAATTCTTACGGAGGGCTTTGAGTGAACGCTCCCCAGAATTATGCTTGTCGATGTCATCTTGAGTGATAACACCAGCGTGTAGAGCTAAGTCTAAGTGTGGGTCAAAACCTTCACGGCTCATAGCCTCCACATAGTCAGGGTCTAGCGGTTTCATATAGTGTCTTTTGGTTGTGTCCTCCAGTGATGTCATGTCAGCCCCAGCTAACACATAGCCATCAGGACACGTTAGACACCCACGGATAACATCACCGTGTGGCTTGTCGATTCCTGGAAGGTTAACCAACGGTCGGTAGTGCTTAAACCGGAAGGTGTTCGTAAGACCTGAGATACTAGCCTCTAGCCAACCATCCTTGTGGCACTCTAAGAAACTCTTAAGAATACCAGCGCGGTGAGTAAGAACAGTAAGGCCATCGAGAAGATCAACAGCTTGGTCAACCTCTGCAAGCTCTTTGACACTTGGACATAACTCTCCGTTGTTTCTAACTTGTGCAATTTGTTTTTCATCGCCTGTAACCTTATTCCTTGTGAACTTATATGTCCGTGGGTTCCAACCTAACGAATAAAGCCAGTCTTTGACCTGATCGTTAGAGTTAGGATTTCCCCGTTCTTCGCCTGTTTTAACGACAAACTTTATGGTCGTCTCGGGTTGTCTGTATTGCAAACATAGGTCAATCCACTTCTCCCAGTCTGACGACAAACTCCCGTCTTTCTTGTATTTATCCCGTTTAGGTCTTGTAGCAATACGGGTGAGGATACGCTTAGGCATAGCATCAGCCAGTTGCTCAACCTTCTCTTCTTTGAGAGCCATGATCTCGTCGTAGGCAGCTTGAGCTTTGTCTACGTCTAATTTCCACCGCAGGGTCTCTTGCTCTTTAGCGCAGTCTAGCTTGAATGTAAGGTAGTCAATCAGACGATCCTTATCTTCCTCCGCATCTTTGTACAGTTTGTCCAGCTTCATGCTTAAGTCACGCCACAAACGATTGTTGATCTTAACATCCTCATCGCACCTGTGAGCGTACTCCTCTGGTGTCAGGGTGTTCCAGTCTTTAATAACTGGTTTGGGTACTCCATAGTCCTCTCCGTAGCCCTCAAGCCCATGCTTCATACGGTCATGGTGTAGATACCAAGATAACGCTAGAGTGTCGATCAAACGAGCGTTTACCTTTATGCCTAACACCTTTTCCACTGCTGGGATGTCAAAGCGCACATGATTGTGACCAACTAGAACTTTGCGTGTGGCAAAGAACTCACGCATTTCATCGTAGTCGTGCGTGTGATGTACCGTCTTACCATCATCTGAATAAGACAAGACATGAATCTTGGTCAACTCATCTAATAGACCGTCTGTTTCAATGTCATATACTGATGTCATTTGTGTTTCCTTATTCGTAGTAATCTCTTACTGTTGTTTCCGATGTACTATCTTCGTAGTGGGTTGTAATTGCGAAGATACCAGACTTATAGTCAGATACATAATCTAGGTATTTACAATGGCTATCAACCAGCAAGCTGTTGCAACCCAGTTCAGGGTCTTCGTAATGTAGCTCCCATGTAACGGGAACCTTACTTTTACGGAAAAAGCTAGGGAACTTATCTTCAAGGGGCTGTGTCTTTTCCATTATATCACCTCCGTTAATGTAAACGTCTCAGTGTTAAACCGCATCATCCCCGCGTTACCTTCTTCTGAACAGGGTCGGTTCTTCTCAACAGTTAAGTACGTTGTGTTACGCTCTTGTAGATCGTCAGAATCTTTATCACGACTTAGGTTAACAATCACGGACGCACGTTGTCCGATCATACGACAGTATTTCATCTGACCATCATCGTTAGTGTGGGCGATAGTTACGATACCCACGTTTAACTCAGCAGACACCTTTGACAACCTAACAGATAAATCAGCCAGCATCTGTTCCTTACTATCCTCAGACGTACCAACCAAGACATCTTGGATAGGCTCAAAGAAAACAAACTTAACGCCACAGGCTACAGCAAAGTAACGTATCTGGTCGATAAGATCGTCAGCATCTTGACCATCACTTAGGTAGAACTGGTAGAAGTTCTCATCCTTAGTAAGACTTTCGATGGCCCCCAACACCTGTTCCTCTGCACCCTTATCGTCAATCAAGTCTCTGCGTGTCAGGTTGTCATTACACTCGTAGCTCACGAGACCTAAGATAGAACGTAGTTTGGTTTCCTCTAAGTGCCATGCAGCGATAGGTATCTCCTTCTGTAGCATGTTATACTCAAGATAGCGCATGACCTCCGTCTTGCCGATACCCGTGGGTGCTTTGATTACCGTGAAGTGACCTTGCATGAGACCAAGTATCTTATCGTCTAACGCTTGGATACCTGTTGGTACATACTGATGCTCAGGTGTATCCTTATATAACGACAAGAAATCCTGTGTGCTATTCATCACATTCTCAGGTGTGTACTTACGAGCGTTCCACCAAGCCTGTTTGAAGTCATCAGCTTTACCAGCCTGTAAGAACTCATTGGCATCTTTGTAGGCTCGATGGTCAACACGGTAGACCTTGTTAGGAAACAACTTGGCAATGTTATCCGCTAAATTGTTACCAGCTTCGTCGTTATCTACAGAAAGGATAATCTTCTCAAAAGTATTAAGCCACTCCGCACAATTCTCCCACAGCTTCTTTGATGGAGTAGCTGATGGCAACGACACAACAGGGTTAGTGAACTTGTTCTGTATAATCTGGAAAACCGATAGTGCGTCTAACTCACCCTCTGTGACAGTTACAACCTTACTACAACCCGCGGTAAAAAGGTTCATGCCAAATAACTCATCAGACTTAAACCCGTCTTTAGCGTAGAATCCCTTTTCTGGTAACTTCCTTACTTTAATTCCCCCGCTGGGGTATATGTACTCCTGACGATCAGGGTAGGTTAGTACGCCATATTCCGCCATGACCCCCTCATCAATACCACGCATACTTTCATATTTTCCACTGCTGGGGTCTTGTTGAACTGGCGGCTCAATCTTCTTAGGGGTGAACGAGTACCCATCATTTTGTACTGTGGGGTATTTTTCAGATGCCCAATCAAACGTCTTCTGTCTGGACGGGTAGTTATTATTACAGGAGTGGCATTTTCCGTAGCCATTGCTGTTATAACTAAAAGCATCTGAAGAACCGCACGACACAAAAGGACACGGTAAGTTGCTTTTATCACTCATGTTATCTTCCTTATGCTAAAGTTAATCTAGAGTTATAGTCGTTGTCGGTGTACCAATAAGAGGTAACTCTAGAGTAACTCTAGTGTAACTCTTTAATTGACAACGACGAAGCGCAGTAACTCTAGAGGTAACTTAAGAGGGTTACACTTACTTATATAGACCCTTTTCTAAATTCCACACTTCACGAATTGTTACAGCCGTGACATTTTTGTTAGTGCCGCAGCCTCCCTTCTTGAAACTGACTGTTGGGTTACCCCATAAAAATCAGCTAAATCTGGCTGCGATATCCCCTCAAAGTATCTCTTCTTCACGATCTCCCTTTCTATGTCGTCCAGCTTATTCATTGCTTTTTCAAGATATTCCTGGTTTTCATAATCCTGAGTGCAGTCCTTTACAGACAAAGATAGGTTTTGGTCTATGTTCATAGATGTAGCCGACAACGCTTTTGCCAGTTCTTCTTTGCCTTTCTCAGAGTAGTTTTGATGTTTGTATTCTACACCCTTTGAGAGGCTCTCTACCGTCCTTGAGTTAGGTATATGCACAACCCTAGACCTCCTGTTGACATAGTCATACATAGCCCTGTGTGCGCGTCTGTATAGGCTGGCAGGGTATTCATCTGGGTTCACCTCTAACCTTTCATATATTGCCAAAACACCTTCAGAGATGAGGTCATCTTTTAAGTCAATGCGGTTGTACTTGTAAGCCAACCTATTGCACATCTTTAATATCTCATCGTCACGCAAACTCATTCTCTGGCTCCTGTTCTAGGTACATCTGACGTTGCCTGATAAGGTAAGCGACCTCCTCAGCTTTTACATCTGGACACTTCTCTAACGTCCTCACGATCTTCTTTATGTCCTCTTTAGTCATAGCTTGTCCTTACCCTCCAGTTGATTGATACGCATTTGTGCATAGCGTATAACCTTCTCAAGGTCTGTGATCTCACTCTGTACATCACTCATTCCCTCGTAGGGCTTGTATCCAGCACGACTGACATACTTGATGATATTCCCACGCCAGAACTCAAAACCATTCTGCATGATGTATGTGATAGGTTCTATTTTCCATCGGGCGTAGTGCTTAGGTTCATTCACGATGTCTGATGTATGTTCTGCCATTACGTTCCCCTTAAAGTCTTCATACTCTGCTATCAGCTTACGCCACTCACTGTTGATCATTCTTCCTCCAGACATAAGCCACACCAAGTGCCTTTACTTGCATTGCCACAACTGACACACTTGCGCCACTTATTCTTTTCGTCACGTTCCTTCGATGCCTTGCGTTCTTCCTCAGTCATTGGTCTTATCATTGTC